CTCAGGCTCAGTTTCTAGTAACTGCTTTAAAGAAACCTCACAACCTATGATTGTAAAATCTATCTTACGCAGTTCAGCGTTAGCTTGTGCAACAAAGTCTTCTTTATTTTTAACTAACAAACTTCTTTCGTTAAAGAAAAGCTTTGCTTCATCAGACATATCCGATACAAAGTATTTCGGCCCATCTCCAAATTGCACAAAATCTTCTTCTTGTGCTTCCTGATTATTTTTATCAGTCATTTTTTTCTCCTACATATTGTTTATAACTATCGCAAATATCCTTCGCATTACAGAAACGACAAGTCTCTTTGCTTGGGTTGTATTGCGGTTCTTCTTCGTCACAAGCGTCTGCCGCTGGCTTCAAAGTCTCGTAACCCCAGTCCACTAGATTAGCCGCAGACATGGAATAAGATCGTATAGCACCGTCTTTGTGCCATGATCTAGGTTGTACTATTGTCATGGTAACGATTGTGTCTTCGCTACCGTATCTTGATAAAGCTCCCAATGCGTAGATTAATAACTGCGTATTGTTCTCTACGTCTACAGGAAACTTACCTGATTTTAAATCTATGATTTCTAATTCTTTCTCGCCTATCAGAATTGCATCTGCTGTTCCCCAAATGTGTTCTGATATTTCTTCCATACTGACTCTTTCTTCTATCAGCATCTTTGCATTTAATTCTTCTTTTCTTTTATTGACGTAATCCACGTAGACTTCAGCGCACTTAATCATATCTTCGTCAACTTCTATCTCAAAATCTTCTACGCTTTCTTTTCTACCCAACCAATAGTCTTGTAGTGTTACGTTTTCCAAACGATCTTTTAATAACATTTCTGTCATACTGTGTACGAGCGTACCTGTAGCAGCTGGCAAACTTGTTGAATAAGGGACTTCCATAGCTAGGTTAGGCATACCAGGACAAGCCATCCATATCTTTGAACCACTAGGACTTAGTTTAGCGTGCGCCATTGTGTACCAGTCTTCCCTTCTCGTACTCTTCTATATAATCTATATCGTAAAGCACCTTGCCACCGATCTTAAAGAACTCAGGCCCTTGTCCTTTACCCCTTTGATTCTCTAGGGTTCTGGGACTTATCTTCCATCGTTGCGCTAGTTCTCTCGTGTCAAGAAATTTGCTGGTTTTATCTTCCATATTTTCCATTATTGCTCCCTTCTGTACTCTTTGATTGCTAATAATACATTTTTTAACTAAAATATCAATAACAAGTGATGAAAAACTTTAAAAAAGATAATAAAGCCACCAATCGTCAGGTTGGAGGCGATCACTATAGGAATCTAAAGATCACTCCTACGCAGTATATATATGCTAATGATCTGTCTTGGAATCTAGGTAACTGTGTTAAATACATAACCAGAAACAAAGAAAACAAGATAGAGGACTTATTAAAAGCCAAGCATTATATAGACTTGGAACTAGAGATGGTCTACGGATGCAATCCCGAAGGTATACGGGAGGAAAATAAATGAGCCAATATATAGATAAGGTAAAGATAGATGGCAAGACTACGAGTCTTAAAGACAATCCTTGCATATCAGTATGTAGCTTGACTTATGGAGCTGGAGACAAATGTATTTGTGGTCGCAGTTTTAGTCAGGTTTCTAACTGGAATGGTTATGATGATGTCACTAAGAAGATAATCGTAATGAACGCTATAGAAGATAAGGAAACAAATCTTTGTCACAGACAGAAAGGAAACATAACATTATTCACCATCAATAATGTTTTGTATGTGTTCTCCTACAAGGTTTGCATTGGCTATCGCCTTGTCCTGATGAATGTGTGCGTATCTCTGGGTGGTTGCCTGATCTCGGTGGCCTAATAAGTTACCTACCTCTGATAGATTAATCTTTTGCAAAGACCAAGATGCGTAACTGTGTCTAATATCATGCAGTCTTATATCGTCTAAACCAATAGTTTGTTTGATGGTTTCCCATGTTCTTCTCGGTGTTTTAATACCAATGATGTATTCAGAGGAGCGATCTTGCTGATTAATTATGTCCATTGCCATAGGTGTTAGATGGATAATACGATCCTCTCCGTACCTGTCTGTTTTATGATCCTTGATAACCAGTGTGTT